ACCTCCGACCGGGAAAATCCGAGTACCGACCAGGGCCTGCACTTCGGGCGAGGCCAGCAGGCGCTGGCGCACCAGCACTTCGACCTCTAGCGCCATGGCATCACCACCGTTCGCCAACGAAGCCCTCGGTGATTCGGTAATTAATCGGCGCCGGATGATCAGCAAACCACANCCTGCGCTGACCAGGTTTCACGTCCTGTAGTTCGAGCCAGCGAAGCGGACCAACCGGAATCTCCTGCTCCGCTGCCCTCTTTGCGTCGTCGACGGTGGCATAGATACCCAGCAACTGGTCCCCAATCCACAACAGGAACACTGAAGTTCCAGTCGCCATGGTCAGCTCCTCCCCTTAGCCTTTTGGGTCGCCTGCAGCACGGCCTCNCGGAACACGTCCCCGGCCTCCTGCACAGCCCGTGCGCCAACGGCGTCCAGCGCCGGCCGCAGCCAGGGGCGGGGTGCCAGCTTGACGGTNCCCGTCTCGAAGAAGTTCAGGTAGAAGCCATGGTCCGTTGCGCCGATGGCGAACGTCGCCCGGTCAGGCCATTTCTCTACCAAGAGCCACTTGATGGTCTTGTATGCNTGGCCTTGGCCAGGNTGGCTCGGCCCACCGGGGTGACGCGGGGCCCGCCGGCGCGCCTCTTCGCCGATCCGTTTGGCCGCTACTCTGGCGGCCTTGGTGACGGTGGCCCGCTGCGTGTTGCGGCGCATGGTCTCAAAGGCCCTCAACACCGCCTTATGGCCCTGCATCTCGAAACGGATTTCCATGAGCCGTCACTCCTGCGCCGCCGCGCACACCAGCTCCGTCATCTCGCCCCGGTCGTAGGTTCGGATGATGTCGTAGCGGCGCCCCTGGTACCGCAGAGCCCGCTCATCCTGATACTCGATAGAGCGCACCTCGAACATGACCTCGGGCTGCAGACCCGCCATGTGCGCGTGGTAGAACTCCGACTGCCGCACCGACCGCCGGTTGGCGAACACCTGCCGAGCCGTCTCGACCTCTCGCATCTCGCCCGTGAGCGGGTCCTGCTCCAACGTCCTCGATAGCAGCTCGACCACATCCCGAAACAGCACCGCTCACGCCTCCTTGGGCGGCAGATAATCTTGCGAGAGCGTCAGGGCGGCCACTAGGTGCTCGTAGGCACGGCTCAACCGCTCAGCGTCGGGATTGTCAAAACCGAATTCGGCCTTGCACTTGACGACGATGGCCCGCTTGATGAGTGGATCCAGCGCGTCATCTGCTGCGTCCACCTTCGTCGGATCAACGCCGGCGCGCTTTAGGTCGGCCTTGGCCGCCGCGATCAGGTCCTGCACCTCGCCGTCGTAAGCTGTGGTGCCGGGGCTGATGCGCAGGGCGAGCTTGACATCATCTAGCAGAGCCATCGTCATCGCCTCGACTTCTTGCGCTTGGGCGGCGGGGACGCATCGGCCCCGGCAGATTCGTCACCCACCGGGGCCTTGTCCACTCGCTCAATGAGNCCATGCCGCTCCAGNTACGCCGCCCGGTCGGCGNCTTGGATAAGGCATAGCTTACCGCGCGGGTAAAGCTGCCCGGTCCACGGGCAGACGAAGGACCGCGTCGCCCGGTACATCATCGGGCATCACCTTACTCGCCGGCTGCGGCCTTCTTGACCCGCACGAAGCCGTTCCACCTGATCACGTTGCCGCCGACGTAGACCGATCCGCGATGCGCCACCTGGCCCGACCGGAACTTGTAGTCCGTGCTCCGCTGGATGTCGATGTCCGAGAAAATCGCCAAGCCGTAGTTGGACAGGTGGCCGTAAGCCATGCAGTAGGTNCCGGGCGCGGTGCCGGCGCCGGACAGCACACCGCAAGCCGAGTTGATGATGAACGGAACACCGTCAATCAGCCCGGTGTTGCCGTTGTAGCTGATGGTGTGGATCCGGTTGCCATTGCCGTCGCGGAGCTTGGCGAACGCCTTGAGATCCTGCTTATTGAGGATCAAGGCCGCACCGGACTCCACATCTTCCTCCCCACCGTAGCTGAAAATGATCTCGTCCAGCGTGCCGTCGTCGATGGTCGCCAGCTGCAGGTCCGTCGCCGGGTCGATGGCGCCGGCCTTCGGGTCCGCGCTNGAATAGGTGGAGGCAAAGATGCCCGTGAGCCGGTTCGCAGTGCCGGGACCGACCAAAATCTGCCGGGCGATGCGCTTACGGAGGGCGATGCGCACACCGTTGACGACCTCGGCGTCATAGTCGATGTCCGGCAGCTTAAGCACGCCCTCGTCCTCTTCGGTGTACACCGTCACCTTGGACTTGCCGATGCGCACGAACCCGAACTCAGTGTCGGACTCGTGGTAGTCAGCGTCGTCCGCGACCTCCTGGCCCTCGCCGTAGCCACGGACGTAGGACCGCTCGAATGCCTCGCCGCCGATCCGCGGGAAGATGCGGACGAGGTCGATGATAGACGAGACCTCGTTCCACGCCGGCATCAAGTCGGTGCCGTAGCGAGTGGGCACCAGCACACCTTCGGTCGTCAGCTTCACGGCGTTCATGGCCTTCAGGGCGCGACCGCGCTCCGCCGACGCCTGGACACCCCAGCGGGTGATGACCCGCGCCTTGTCGGCCTGCATGGTGTCGACAACTTGCCCAGTACCGGGCACCAACGCCGGCTCGTCTGCGCCAACCGTGCGGGACTGGAGGACCTTCAGTTCCTCCTGCAGCGCGCGGGCGTTTGCCCGGGCCACGATAGCCGCCTCGTACTCCCGGTCAAGCGCCTCAATCTCCGCCTTGACCGAATTAAACTTCTCGACACTGCCCTCGGCCGCGTAGGCTTCCGCCTCGGCGACCAGGGCCTTCCGCTTCTCGACATACTCCTTACGCGTCATCGTCCTTGACCTCCTTAAGTTTGATTAGCTCCAGTTGGAGCTGCAGGTCGGCCTCGCGGCCGCCGTGCGCTTTCCAGATATCAAAAAACCGACGCCACGAAGCGTCGGCCTTATTGAGAACCGCCAACCTGCTGAACGCATACGCCGGCGCTGCCCGGGCATTGGCTGACTCCGGCTCTGCATCGTCAACGTAGAGGATACCATCAGCGAACCCAAGCTCCACCGCCTTACGCGCACTCATCCAGGTTTCCTCATCCATGAGGCGAGCCAGCTCATCCCTCGGAAGGCCCGTCTTAATCTCGTAGGCGTTAATGATAGCCTCCTTGATTTCGTCGAGCACGCCGGCCATCTGACGTAGAAACTCGGCATCGCCGACCGCATGCACCCACGGATTGTGAATCATCATCACGGCCGCCGGCGACATCAACACCTCGTCGCCCGCCATGGCGATAATTGTTGCCGCCGACAATGCCTTTCCGTCGATCTTGACGGTGACCCGTCCACTGTGCTCCTTCAGGGCGTTGTAAATGCCAGCGGCTGCCCAAACCACGCCGCCCAGGCTGTCGATCCACACGGTCAGGCTCTTGCCCTTGTGCTTGGCCAGCTCCTCGCGAAACGCATTTGGCGTTGCGTGCGGAATCCCCAGCCACTCATACGCCCACGCGTCGTCCTCATCGACGATCTCACCCTCGATTCGCAATTCCGCTTCGGTGTCGGACCGATTGAGGAACTGCCAAAACCGCCGCTTGCCCTTCAAGTGCCATCACCTCCTTGGTCCGGCCCATCATTTACGACGTCCGTGTCTAGCCGTCGGATCGGCTTGTCGCCGCCTTCGATGGGCGGCAGGTTAAGGATGCGGCGCCACTCATTGGGGGTGAGCGCACCACGGTCAACCATTTGCACGAGCCCCAACTTCGTCTGCATACTCGCGAACGTCAGCGCCGTTGCATCGAACACGATCCGATTCCCGAACCCCCGCTCCCGACGACTGAACAGCTTGCGGGTGAACTCCTCGCTCATCTGCTGGGCCAGCGGCGCAATCTCGGCCTCGTAGTAGGCCAGCCACTGGTTTTCATCGTACTTCGCCTGCACGATGGCCTCATTGACCCTGAAGAACGAGTAGATGCGCTCCACGGCCCGCTGCTGGAGTGGTGAGGCCGGCACGTACTGTTGCCCGCCATCCCGGACGGGCTCCACGTCGAACCGCGGGTCCTGCGGCAAGATCCCGCTGTCGTTTGCTAAGCTCAGGTATCGCTCTGAAAACTCCTGGACGTTCTTCTCGATATCACTCGGCTTGAGCGCCTGTTTGAACTTCATCGTCCAGCGCAACCAAGCAGATCGCCGCACGGCCTGCACGATGCTCTGGTCCGACGCAGCAATGATTTCAAGCAGCTGCTTCAGCGCCTCGGCCTTCTGGGCACCAAAAACGTCATTCTCTGCGTATTCATCACGAAGATGAATGACGTCACGGTTAGGCAGCTCCAGCAAGCCACCATCCATCAGCTGAAATCGATACCACAGCTCGCCGCCCGGGCGAATGATGGCCTCAGCCGTCGCTGCAGGGATGATATAGAGTTGCTGCGGCAGGCCGTCCTGGTCCCGGACAATCTGGACGAACGCATTGTTGTTCAGCTGGAGCAGCGTCGCCAGCCGCTCCCGGAACATCTGGCCACCACTATACGGATTAGGCTCCTCTAGTAGCATCCGCAGATACGGCTCTGGGTTGACCTGCAGCTGCCCCGCTGTTTCCCGGATATGCATAGCCGTCAATTTGCCGATGGCCTTGGCCTTCGGCCGAATGGCCGCCCGGACGATGTCGCTCTTGTAGAGCGATCCGTCCCAGGTTCGATACCAGCTTCCGTGGTCGGTGATGAGCAGGACCCGGCTCACCATCTCACCGCGGGGTCGATTGAAAATGCGTTTCAGCCAGCTCACATGCTCACCACCTCTGGTAATAAATGAAAGCCACCCCATCAGGGCGGCCCGTTTCAGGGTTGATACATGGCAAAATCGTCTTTGACCTTCAGGTAGGCTACATAGGCATTCAGGAACGAGGTATAGCCGTCAATTCGGGCCCTACTGGACCGCTTATCCGGCGTCACGTTATTGTTCGCATCCACCCGGGCCGCCGTGTTCGTAACGCACCACCTAAAAAGGCCGTTGTGCCGGCTGAACACGATCTTCCGATCAGCAAACAGCGCCCTGGTTTCTTTCATGGGCCCAGAAAGCGTCTTAGCCCCCTGCGCCACCTCAAACAGGATCCCGCGGCCGTCCTTGTCCTCCCGAGGAAAACCTCGGAGCTCCATTTCCTCGGCGAAGTCCGCGAAGTGCCATCGGTCGGCACCGATCTTCCAGAACACCACGCCGTACTCCGTAGCCAGCATTTCGAACCATGCGGCCACGTCCTTGCGGCTCACCAAGCTGCCCTCACAGATATGCAGCAGCTTGTGGTTTAACGGGTCGCTTGCCCCCGTCCGGGTGAAGCTCTCATAGGCCATCTGGTCCCGCTTGCTGTTTTGCTCCAGTCGGTTGCGAGCGATGAAATAGCGCTGCCATACATAGAGCTTCCCCTCGAACGGCACCAGCGCCGTCGCGCAGCACAAGTCCGTCGTCTCGGCCAAGTCCACGCCACCGACCGCGTACTTGTCCCGGATCATATCCAGGCTCATGTCGGCGGCGCACTGGTCGATGACGTGAAGGTCGAAGAAGGCCACCGCCGTACTGGCCGCTCGGTTCAAGTGCTTCGCCAAGAAGCTCGGCAGCATCGACGGGTCGGCGACCGTCTTCTGGAACTCCTCACGCAGATACCGCAGAGTAGGCCGACCTTCGAGCAGGCCCGGGTTCGCCTTGATCCAGCACCGCTCATCGGTCGGGTCGTCATCCTTGTCGATACGAAAAATCATCGGGAAGAGCCGCTCGTCGGTCTCCCCGTTAAGACGCTTCTCGCACCGTTCCAGGACGCTGTCGAAGATGCCTTCCCGCACGAACCCGAAGGTACTGATGATGATGCCCAGTGGCTGCGACCGGGCGCCTGTCGCCGACGTGAACACGTCATAGGTGTTCCGGTCGGTGATGGCATGTAACTCGTCGATGACATAGCAATGCGGATTCAGCCCGTCCTGGTTCTGACTGTTCTTGCCTCCAGGCTTCATGAAGCTATTGGTCGCCGGGAACAGCAACATCTCGGCGTTGTCCCGGTCCCGCTTGGTTCGCCAGTATTTCCGCGGGTTGTCCGGCGGGGTCAGGTATGGGCTCGACTGCAACAGCGCCTTCGTGTTTTCGTAGACGATGGCCGCTTGGCTCTTGACCGTGGCGAGGCACCATACCTGGGCGGCCGGCTCCCCGTCCAGCATGAGCATGTAGGCCGCCAAGGCGCTAATGAACGTCGACTTGCCCCACTTGCGCCCNACAAACAGCACCAGCTCCCGGAAATACCGGACGTCCATGTCCAGTTCCGGGTCGTGCCATTTGATACCCAGGACGCACGCCGCAATGTACTTCTGCTCGATGGACAGTTCCAACGGCTGGCCGGCCCAACGCCCTTCCTTGTGGCGCAACATCGAGCAGAACTCGATGAACGCCTCAACGTCGGTCGGGTCATAGAAAATGTCGTCACGGGCCAGTAGGTCTTCAACCAGCCGTTTGAGCTTCTTGATGTCCTCGCAGTGCCGTTCCGGGTGCGCTTCGACGTAGTCGTGCCAGTCTTGGATGTACTTGGGCAGCGACTTACTTGACTCGGCGGATCTTCGACTGGACGAGCGCCTCGAACGGATTCTGCTCGCCGTCGCCACCCTTGCCTGCTCCCTTTGCCGCACCCGGCGCCTCGGCCAACTCGGCGAGTTGTTTGCACGTAGCGAGGTACTGNCGNACCATCCGGTCGTAGTGCTGCGCCGCCGCGCGGATGCGTGTCACCGGCGGCGACGNCGGACTGGCCTGATATTCCTCAGTGGAGCCGTTGGCGTTGATGTCAGCCTCCAGATCCTCCAACTCCACGCGCAAGAACGCGGCCCGCTGGATGAGCCCTTCGACGAGTCGCAGCTTATCTTCAGGCATCTCGGCCAAGAGCCCCCTAAGTCTGGCCTCCTCAGCCTTGATGCGCTCCTTTCTCGCCATCTCTCTCTTCGTCGCCACAAAATCACCGCCGTTTCGACGCCCAAATTCGCCGCTAATGTCAAAGAAAGTCAGAGGG